TTTCCACCTCTTTAGTAAAGAATAACATTAATATTGCAAAAACGCAAGAATAAAATAAAAACTTGCGAAAACGCATTGACAATAAAAAATAAGCATGTTATTATTTACTTGCGTAAATGCAAGCGAGGAGGGAGGTGAAAATATGTTAAATAAAGACGCATTAGTGGAAAAAATAAAGGAAAATGATATGACATTGGAATCATTTGCAACGGAGTTAGGTATTAATTATAGCACTCTTTATCGGAAATTAAATGGTGAAAGTGATTTTACACGTTCTGAGATTCAAATATCAAAAAATGTATTGAAGTTAGATGTCAATACAGCTGATTCTATTTTTTTTAAATAGAAACTTGCGTAAACGCAAGAAAGGAGGTGCTCTATTTGGCCAGACCAACCAAAAAAGAGCAGAGGGAGCGAGCTTTAAAACAAGTACCGCGCCGTATGCTTTATCCAATCAATGAGGTACGAATATTGCTGTGTTGCGGAAATGAATTTTTACAGCAGCTTTTTGATGAAGGACGGTTACCTTATGTATTGCGCGGGAAATACCGCTATGTGACTCAAAATGCCATTGATAATTACTTGTTAAGTGAGGAGGTGAAATAGATAATGCCGGAACAAATGCCCAAGAAAATATTTAATTTGATATCAGACAGATCTACACAGCTGGAAAGTGTAGATGCATACGCTAAAGCGATTCAGGCTGTTTCTGGTAAAATTCCAGCGTATATTTTAGCCGATTTAATTGAAAGCTTAAGGTCTTTTAATAGCGACATGGCATCTTTAGAACTCGAGTTGGGGAATAATGGTTATTCGTTTGATGACTTAGCTTATCTGACAGCTATGGTTAATGCTGCGGAAAAGGACAAAAGAGCTGTTGGGGGGGATGCATTATGAAAACACTTGGGATTTATGTTTGGTACTTTTTTACTGAGAGTGAAATTTTCCCTAAGATCCTGATAGCAGCATCACTGATTATTTTGGGAATGTTTTTAGAAAGGGCGTGGTGAGATGTGGAAAGAGTTATGTTGTCAAATTGCTGTGATTGCTGTTGGAACATGGTTTGGTGTGTTTGCAGGCTTATGGCTCTGGTGCAAAGTTGCCGGAATGAATTAAAAGAAAAGAGCTATCGAAGCGGCAACTTCGATAGCTCAAAGGTTAATACATTTTGCAGTGAACAACCTGTATTGTCTACATTATAGCATAAATGGAAGGATTGACAATGAATTACGGTTTAAATTTTCCTGTTGAGAATTATACAGCTCTATACATAGCTATAGTAAACAGCGTTGATACAGATTTAGCTTTAGCAAAAGTTATGCCACGAGAAACAGCCAATTACAGATCAAAAGCAGAACGTATTGAGCTTATTGCGCAAGCTAAAAGTTTAATAGAACAAGGGTGTTCCGTTAGAAAAGCAGCAATCATCATAGGAGTTAAGCGTTCTACTCTTATATGGTGGCTGAAAAAAGAAAAGGAGCTATTTCAATGACAGTAAAAATTAACAGTCTTGAACTTGAAAATGTTAAAAGAATTAAAGCGGTAAAATTAGTGCCTTCAGCAAATGGCTTGACTATTCTTGGCGGTAAAAATGGTCAGGGCAAGACCAGCGTTCTAGATGCTATTGCATGGGCACTCGGTGGGGAAAGATACAAGCCTTCAGAGCCACAGCGCCAAGGATCTGTTACTCCTCCAATTCTACATATAGAGTTATCTAATGGGCTTATCGTTGAGCGAAAAGGCGTCAATGGTAGCTTAAAGGTCATAGACCCGCAGGGGAATAAAGGCGGCCAGCAGATTTTAAATGAGTTTGTAGCACAACTTGCTTTAGACCTGCCAAAATTTTTGAATGCAAATAATAAAGAAAAGGCCAATGCTCTTTTGCAGATAATCGGGATCGGGGAAAAACTTTACCAGTTAGATGCTGAAGAACAAAGAATTTATAACAGGCGATATGAAGTTGGGCGCATTGCTGACCAAAAGAAAAAGTATGCTGCTGAACTTGAAATGTATCCGGATGTTCCGAAAGAACTCGTTTCTGCAGCTGATCTAATTAAGCAGCAGCAGACGATACTTGCCAGGAACGGCGAAAATCAGCGCAAGCGGCAAATGTGCCGGCAGTATGAAGAAGAATTAGCTAAAGCACAGATTGCTTTTGACGAAGCGAAAAACCGGCTTGAAGACGCTGAAGCTGCAGTTTCGGTTGCCCGTAAGTCGGCCGCAGATTTACAGGATGAAAGTACGGCAGAACTGGAAGCGAATATCTCTGACATAGACCGCCTGAATATTAAAATCAGGGCCAATATGGACAAGGAAAAGGCTGAGATCGAAGCTGAAGAATATAGTCAGCAATATGATGAACTGACAAAATCAATCGAAGATATTAGAGAGCAGCGCTTAAAGTTGTTGGAAAACGCAGACTTGCCGCTGCCGGAATTGTCTGTTGAAAATGGTGAGCTGATTTATCGTGGGAATAAGTGGGATAACATGAGCGGCAGTGAGCAGCTTAAAGTAGCTACTGCTATTGTCCGCAAATTGAATCCGAACTGTGGTTTTGTGCTCATGGATAAGCTGGAGCAGATGGATCAGGATACTTTAAATGAATTTGGTAAATGGTTAGAACAAGAACAGCTGCAGGTAATCGCTACACGTGTCAGCAGTGGCAAAGAGTGTTCGGTCATTATCGAAGATGGTTATGTTAAAGAAGATAATAGCCTTCTGGATGAAGGCGCAAAAACATGGAAGAAAGGTGAGTTTTGATGAAGTTTCAAATTACCAGAGGGCTGATTGTAAAGCCGCAAAAAGTTGTAGTTTATGGTCCTGAAGGTATTGGCAAAACTACTTTTGCCGCTGATTTTCCGGATCCGCTGTTTATCGATACCGAAGGCAGTACGAATGTCTATGATGTTGCCAGATTACCGGCGCCGACTTCTTGGACGATGTTGCTGGATGAGGTTAGAGAGGTTATCAAAAATCCAACCTGCTGTAAAACATTGGTTATTGATACGATTGACTGGGCAGAACAGCTTTGCGTGGGTCATGTATGTGCTAAAAATGGAAAAAATGGGATCGAAGATTTTGGTTATGGCAGTGGCTATATTTTTGTAAGGGAAGAATTTGGACGCTTTTTAAATCTGCTTTCTGATGTGATAGAGGTTGGGATCAATGTTGTTTTAACAGCACATATGCAGATGCGTAAGTTTGAATTGCCTAATGAAGGTGGAAGTTTTGACCGGTATGAGCTGAAGCTTGGTAAAAAGACTTCATCGCAGACTGCTCCGCTGGTCAAAGAGTGGGCTGATATGCTGCTGTTTGCCAACTATAAGACTATCGTGATCGCACAGGATAAGGACGGGAAGAAATGCAAGGCCGCCGGTGGTGAGCGGGTAATGTATACGACGCATCATCCTAACTGGGATGCAAAGAACAGGCAGGATCTACCGGAAGAATTACCCTTTGATTTTAAAAGTATTCGTGGCTGTTTGGTTTATTCCAATACGGAAGCTTTGCAGCCTGTGTCGCAGCCAGTTGTAATGCAGTCGGAAACGGTTGCGGCGCCGGTTGCTAGTGCCACTGCAATTATAGATACGCCTTCGGGACTAATATCTGTAGATCCAGCTCTTATTCCTGTAACAGCATCAGATGATACAGTGACTGTACAAACGTCAGAAGTAATTCCAAGTTGTGTGCCAAAAGCATTGGCTGATTTAATGGCGCTGGAAGGGGTAACGCTTGCAGAAATTCAAAAGGTTGTTGCCCAGCGTGGCTATTATCCAGAGGGAACACCTTTTGAAAATTACGCAGAGGATTTTGTACAGGGATGTTTGATAGGAGCATGGCCCAATGTCTTTGCTTTGATCAAAGAGAACAGGGAGATACCTTTTTAAATTTAGAAAACTCAATGTAGTTTAAATAATATTGAATAGATAAAGGAGAATATAACAATGGCATTTGAACAATTAGGACAAGCAGTACCCGTAGAAGAAAGAGAATTAGGCTGGGACGATACTATCGAAAAGGAGAGCGCCGGTTTTATCATTCTGCCGGAAGGTGATTATGAATTTAAAGTATTAGAGTTTCAACGTGCCCGTCATGAAGGCAGCGAAAAGTTACCGCCCTGTAATAAAGCTGTAATAACTTTGGTAGTTGAAACACCAGAAGGCGAAGCCCGTATTAGGCATAACTTGTTCTTACATTCTCGGACAGAAGGTATGATTTCGGCTTTCTTTATCGGTATTGGGCTGAAAAAGCACGGTGAGCCTTTGAAAATGGATTGGCCACGTGTGGTTGGTCGAAAAGGCAGGGCTAAGATCGGTATCCGTATGCATGATGGTAAGCAGTATAACGAAATAAAACGCTTTTATGATCCTGAAAATACAGTGGCAACAGCACCTACTGCGGCAGCACCGCAGCAGCAGAACTTATATCAAGGACAGCCGCAGGCTACTCCTGCATTTCGTCCCGGAGCTTTCTAATGCAGCTGCGTCCATATCAGGAAGAAGCTAAACAGGCTATTTTTGATGAGTGGAATAAAGGAATAAACCGCACCCTGTTGGTATTACCGACTGGGTGCGGTAAAACTATAGTCTTTGCAAAGGTTACAGAGGAACGGGTTAAGCAGGGAGACAGGGTTCTGATTTTAGCGCACCGTTTTGAACTGCTGCAGCAGGCCTGTGACAAAATCGAGCAGGCTACAGGTTTAAAATCGGCGATGGAAAAAGCTGAATATACCTGTATAGGCAGTTGGTATCGGGTAGTCGTTGGATCTGTGCAAACTCTGATGCGGGAAAAACGCTTAAACGGATTTGCTAATGATTTTTTCGATACGATCATCGTAGACGAAGCGCATCATGTACTTTCAGACAGCTATCAGAAGGTGCTGGAGCATTTTGACAGCGCTAAGGTGCTGGGTGTTACTGCAACGCCTGACAGGGGCGATATGCGTAATTTAGGGCAGTGTTTTGAGAGCCTTGCCTACGAGTATACGTTACCCAAAGCTATCAAAGAAGGTTATTTGTCGCCGATCAAAGCGCAGACTATTCCTTTGAAATTAGATTTAACTGGCGTTGGCACCCAAGCTGGTGATTTTAAAACCGGTGATCTTGGTACAGCGCTTGATCCTTATCTGAATCAGATTGCGGCTGAAATGGCTAAAATTTGTATGGATAGAAAGACTGTAGTGTTCTTGCCGCTGGTTAAGACCAGCCAAAAGTTTAGGGATATTTTGAATGGTATCGGTTTCAGCGCTGCCGAAGTAAATGGGAACAGCGAGGATCGCGCAAAGGTGCTGAGTGATTTTGAAATCGGTAAATATAACGTGCTTTGTAATTCAATGCTTTTGACAGAAGGGTGGGATTGCCCAGCTGTTGATTGCATTGTTGTATTAAGACCAACGAAGGTCAGGAGTTTGTATTGTCAAATGGTGGGCCGTGGTACCAGACTGGCACCGGGCAAAGAAGAACTTTTACTGCTTGATTTTCTGTGGCATACTGAGCGGCATGAGCTTTGCAGGCCTGCTCATTTGATTGCCATAAACGAAGAAGTTGCCAAGGTTATGACGGAGAAATTGAATGAAGCTGCGTGTCCGCTTGATTTAGAAGTGGTAGAAAAGCAGGCTTCGGAAGATGTTGTTGCTCAGCGCGAAGAAGCATTAGCCAAGCAGTTGGCAGCGATGAAGCAGCGTAAGCGTAAATTGGTGGATCCGCTGCAGTTTGAAATGAGTATCCAAGCAGAGGATCTATCGAGCTATGTACCGGCTTTCGGTTGGGAAATGAGCCCGGCCAGTGAAAAGCAGCTGAAAACATTAGAGAAGTTCGGTATAAATCCGGATGATATTGAT